ACTTCCCCATCAATAACACAGTCCATGTGTCCTTGTACTCCTTTAACCTTTACTTCTTTCTGTTCATCAGACACCTTATGTCCTGCTAGTTTAACTAATAGCAGTACAACCTCTTCAAGCATGTGTCCGTAAAGAAACTTAATGAATGTAGCAGGTGGCATAGGCTGTGGCTCAGTCGGTGATTTAAGATCATACCATAGTTGTCGGTTAGGTCTACCAATATTAGACATCCTTAATGATGCTTCACTTCTTTTTAAAGGCGTAGACCAATTACGTAATACATCTTTCATATCTTCACCAAACTGATCTATCACTTCATCAGATAAATTAAGGGATTTTCCCTCTCCAAGTGCAGAAAGTTTTTTGTAGATATCAGCTACTAATGTGTTTAATTTTTTCATTCTCTATGCTCCACGAAGTTAAGGGCTCTTGTATCAGGATTAAAAAGTAATATTTTAACACCTAGTTTTTTTTGTTCTTGAGTACGCTTGCCCCATTTTGTTTTATTATCTTTCCATTCTGTATTCTTAAAATTCTGTTTACATCCAGTTTTAACATCAATGAATATAATATTATTCTTTTTATCTCTTGCAACCAAGTCAATAAGTCCATCGCACCCACAATTTCTAAATACTTCATAGCCATTATCCCACAACCAAGTCACAGCATAGTACTCAGCGAAGTCACCCTTTCTATTTAGACTAGCTTTTTTAATTTGTTTCATTTTCTTTAGTGTGTTTCACTCCAATTATCTCCTACTTTGTATTTGCCATCCATAGGACAGCGAAGATTAAAATGTTCTCCTGCTTTAATAATACTATTAACAGCAAGCTTTCCAATTTGATCCACTATGTTTTCACACACTTCAAGTTGCCACTCGTCATGAATATTTGCTACGAATTTAACATCGTGAGTTTGTAATTTTAATTCATTATTTAATATAACTAAAGCTTGCTTCATAACTATAGCTCCACCACCTTGAAGTAGTGTGTTCAAAGCAGCATGAGGATGTCTGATTAATATCTTACGACCATCTAATCCTTTGACGTAACCTTTCGTTGCTGCTCGTTGCACTTGATCTCTAAGAGACTTAAATGCTGGCGTATTATCAAAAAAATGTTGTCGAAGTCTACGACCATCTTCTTTACCTCTGCCAACCACGTTGCCAAGTTTTTGATCTCCTGCTCCGTATATGAGGGCGTAGATGAAAGTTTTAGCCTGATCTCTAGATTTAAGTCCTGCAGCTCTTTGAGTAGTTGTGTGGATGTCTCCGTTAATAATTTCATTTATATACTCCTTGTTCCTCATGTAATGTGCTAACATTCTCAATTCTAATTGAGCAGCATCAACACCTATTAATTTATAACCTTTATCTACTATCCAACAAGCACGACATTCTTCTCCATAAGGACTATGCACACTAGGAACCTGTGCCATGTTCGGATTTCTATGGCTCATTCTACCTGTGATAGCACCTGTAGATATAACAAAGCCATGTACTCTTTCGTCTTCTTCAACTGCGTCAACCCAAGATTCAACTTGAGCAATACGTTTTTGTAATAGTAAAAACTCAGCAATTAAAGCAGCTTCAGGTATATCTTTTATTCTGGAAAGTACTGCTTCATCTACTATAGGTTGTCCTGTAGGTGTAAAAGTTTTTGGCTTCCAACTAAACTCTTGTAAGTATTCTCCTATTTGTTTACGTGATCCTAGATTAAAATCTTGTAAGGACTTACGCATGAATGAGGAATAGTTTTTTGATTTTAAAATATCTTTATATTCTATCTCAGTCAACCCTTGTTTAGACAAATCACCATCCTTTTTAAGTTTAGGTGTAACACGCTTTTCGTCAACCCATCTAGGTTTAAAAACTTTATGAACTTCATCTTCAACTTCCTTCATCCGTTCTTGTAATTTAGCCAATAACATGACGGCTTTTTCCATGTCAAATTTAAAACCTTTAAGCTGTTGCTGTTGAAGTATATCTGCAACTTCATGTTCTAAGCTTATGCTTTCTTTAGAAAAACCTTTAGCTTCCTCTTGTAATTCTCGTAGCAACATTTTATTTAATTGTACATCTTTCACACAATATTTTAACATATCATCTGAATAAGTAAGAAAATCTGGTTGTTCTGATTTATGGAATTTAAGACGATAACCCCACATTTCTAAACTATGACCACCCTCACGATTAGGTTTGAGTAAACGTGATAATAAAAGTGTATCTATAATTTCTTTTTCTTTACCTATGTCAACACCTGTTAAGTTTTTAATAACAGGAATATCGAAGCCTGTAATATTATGTCCTATTAATTTATCAGCTTTAGATAAGAGGTCCACACCTTGATCTATTTCGTCAGGTTTAAATTTATAAATATTATTGTGTTCATCTATAGCTACTATGCAATGTATCTTAGTGGCTTTGAGATCGTCTGTTTCTATATCAAATACTAATTCCATTAGAAAGGTACTCCATCTTCTTCGTTTAATAAATCAGAATAATCTTCTTCCAACATTCTACCTGTTTTTGGATTATAAATTAAAGATGTAGCCAAGCCAACATCCCCTGTGTATCTGGATTTTAGTATTCTTAATTTAGTAGTTCGTGATTCTAAATCATCTTCAGCTTGTTGATTTCTTTCCAATGCTATTACACAGTCTGAAAGTTGAGCTATGGAATTTGATCCTCTAAGATGAGACAAACTAACAACAACTCCATTTTCATGCCCTTTATCTCCACTTACCCTACGTAAATGAGACACCAAGATAATACCTGCTCCTGTTTCTTCTACTAAACTACGAAGCCTAGTCATAATATTATCAATAGCTCTGCGTTCATCACCTTCTGAAGTAGCTGACACTAACATATGTAAGTGATCTATGATTACCCATCTACAATCACACCCCACAATAAGATAACGTAACTTAGAAAAGATATCATCAATATCATTAGTTCCGAAGTGGGCATGGACAAACACTCTATCGTCTTTAAATATTTTTTTATACATCTTCTTTAAAGTTTCTTCATCGAAGCCTTCCCTAATATGATCTATGTAAAGTCTAGCATCTGCTTCAATGGACATGATACCATCTACTGTACGTTGCCAAGATTCTTCTAAAGCAATAACACCAACATTGTCTTTTGTTTGGTGTATTAACCAGTGCTCAAGTTCCCTTGTTAAACTAGATTTACCTAAACCAACTCCACCACAGATAGTTAATAATTCCTGTTGACGCAAGCCATATAATTTTTTATTAAGACCTTCGTATGGGTAAGGTACACTTTCTAATTTTTCCCTGTTAAAAAATTCATCTTCCTTTTCCGATAATCTAATTATACCACTAGGCGTGAAAAGTTTAGCATCCCACCAAGCTCTGACAAAATTTTGGAACTGCTTCTTACGCAGCATTTCATTAGCATCTTTGAAACCATCAGGTAGAACTAATATCTTAGCTTTTCCGGGTTTTATAATAGAAGCTACTTTACGAGAGGCTTCTTCACCAACTTTATCTTGATCAAAACATATCACTATGTTATCAAAACTCTCTAAGTATTCAAGACTTTCTTTGACATCCCTAACTGCTGAAGCTGCACCACGTTTAATAGAGACTACTGCCCACTTACTACCTAGTAATTCATAGGCTGCTAATGCATCACATTCACCCTCAACTAGAGTGATATATTTTCCACCTTCTTTGAAAAGATTCTCCCCAAATAAACCTGTTCCTGCAAAAGAACCATTAACAGAAAATCTCTTATCTTTAATGTATCGAATTTTGGTAGCTGTTATTTCATTATTAATATAGTACGGATAAATATGTTGAGCTAAAGTTCCATCACTACCATACACTACTTTAACACCATATTTTTGTGCAGTTTCTTTAGATATACTACGATCTGAGAGTGGAGCAAACAATCCACCATGAGCATTTACTATTGTTGTATCAATCACTTCTTCTCCTATTACGTTATCGTCATACTTAATATACCAAGTATTACAACTGAAGCATTTAGCTGTACCATCTTCATTTAACGAGACTGCATCGCTACTACCACAAGATTTACAAGGAAGTCTATGTTTTATAAATTTACTTTGTTTCATTTGTTTCATTTGATTCTCAATCAGAGAGAGGGCAGATTACTCTACCCCCTCAGTTTCGACAAGAGAAGTTTTACCTTCTCGGCACACACATCTACTCTGAATCTTTATCAGACTCAGAACTAGATTCTTCTTCCCCTTCACCATTTATGGCAGGGTCTTTATCTTCATTAACAATGTCTACGATTCTATTAGAAAAGAAGTTAATACCTGCTTGAATTTCTTCCAAGTCTAAAACGATATTAGCTTTCTTCTGATTTAATCGTTGCAACCTACCAAAGATTCCTTGTCCTTCTTCGGGTAAGTCTTCAATATTTATTTGCACATCATTAATAGTAACAAATGGTTTCTGTTCTATAGTTTCTTCTGCCATTAGAATTCACTCCCATCTTCTGTAAAGCCTAGCTCTGCTCCATCAGGGCTTCTACCTTCGTACTCTACAAGGTCTAATACTTGCATCGCTTGAAAGTCTAAGCTTTTTCCTGCTTTACCTTTATATTCCCAATCATAAGAACTAAACTGCACCTTAACTTTAGAACCATTACCAATTAATTCATCTAAAGGTTTTTTGTCTACATCAAACAGCTTGGGTGCTTGTCTGATCATCCCATTTGGACCATTAACTTTACGTTTAATGACCAATGCTGGACCTTCTTCCATATCACGCACTGTATATCCTTCAGATCGGTATTTCTCAGCAGTATCTTGGTCTAACACCAAGTTTACTTGATATACAGGTTCGTATCTTCTATTGGGTACTGTTACGCTTGCCCAATAAGCAAGCCCTTCTTCTATTGCCATTTCTTTTTCTCCTTTTTTTGGCTGTTGTTAAAGTCTGTCAGCTTTCATTATAAACCATGAGGTTATCATCTGTCAAGCAAACTCTCAAGAAAGTTTTGCATTCCAGATTGTTCGGTTCTCTCAACAGTCACAGTATATCTAGGACTATTGGGAGTATGTAATACATCATGAGTATCTTTATTGCTATAAATAGTTTCATAGTTATCAGTAATAAACTGTTCCCATAATTTGTATTGTTTTTTAGTCAGAGGAAATCTCCTCTTCCTTTCCATAGCTATTGTGCTTTCAAAGTTATTTGTCATTTCTAATCCTATATCTATAAGTTTCACTATCCCATTGTAAATTAAGCAGTTCTATTAACTCATACTTAACTTTTTGTAATTTACTAATATCACTTAACCATAAGTCCTGACATTCCATAATGGTATCTGCCATATTATCTATGTCGTGTACTCTTTTAATAAAATTATTAGTTTCTTCTCGTGTAAGTTCAATAGTTGTTTTATTTTTTAAATGTTTTGTTTTCATTTTCCTTGCCCTCTATATGCCTTGTAGGTTTGTTTCTTTCTCTTGGGCATGGTAGAGAAACCTACATTACCTCTACCAATCCAAGTTCTTTTGCCTTTAGAGCCAGTGTTTGAGTTATGCTCTACTTTTATTCTAGCTTTTCTCATATAATTATTCCCTCTTGTTTAGCCATAAACTCTAAGTCTTGTGAAGATACTGCTTGACTACAATGTGTTGATAAAAATTTAATTATAAGGGTAGAACTATCGCCCCCTTCTTCCCAATGTTTCCAGACAAATGCAATACAGTCCTCTAATAAATCTGGTCTGTTAGGTAACTGCCACGCTTTTGTTACTAAGTTTTTAACAATATTAAATGTTACGTTCATGCCATCCCCTCAAAATGTTTCTTCGCATACCTCTCTGCAAAGAACTCTAGTGTATCTCCATGTAGCCCTAGCTTCTCACCTTCTTCAAGCCCTTCTTCAAAGAGTTTTTCCATTGTTATTTCGTTCCAATGATTACTCATACTGCCCTCGCTTATTCTCTACCAGCAGTCATTTGTCTTTCAGCTTTAGTAACAGCAAGGTTCTCGGATTCCTCATTAAGTCTCTCAACCTGTTCTTCAGTTAGTAATTCTTTTCGTGTAACTCTAATAAGATGTATCAAATCCATGTCTAATAATTTTATCAAAGTATCTTTACTTTCTGAATAATACCAGTATTCATTTTCCATATCACATGGTATTGCTCTGCCTTCAATAGCTTCTTGTATTTTTAATAGTTTTCTAATTTTCATATTGCCCTCGCTTTTATTAGTTTATCAATCACAAAACCAGAATAATCTTTCTTAGCTTTGCCCTTCGCTTTAAGACCAACCACTACATTCGGCTCGTCTAAAAATCTCATATCGTGTAAGTCTCCGTCTATCACTTTAACATCTCGGAACATAGAAGGCAAGAAGTTTCTAAAAACAACTGCCTTATTGTTTGGAACTTTATCAAATAGCTTAGAGTATTTCTCATTAGCTTCGGAGTAACTCCAAGTTAAATGATAGTTTGATATGTCCTCAATATTTCTAGTAGGTATCTTGGTGTAATCATAGAACTGTACTTGTGGGAACATCTCAAAGACTGTCTTGCCCTTGTACTCCTGATGCTCCCACTGAATATCAGATGTGCCATTCAATCTAAGACATGGGAGTTTATTTAACTTAGCACATTCCTTTATAAACTTATGAATATCCTCAACCAGTTGAGACATAAAGGTTTCATATTG